TTTGCTAGGGTTAAGCCAATAACAACTGTTGTCGTACTAGTTGGAGCTGTATAAACTGCCATATCTGTTGATGCAGTGGTGTTAGCTCCGCTAAACACCTCGTTTTTAAAAGTATTAGCCATTCCCTATTCCTCCTAACCTACATCGTCAAGTAAAGCAATAACAACTGCATTAGCTGTCGCATCACCAACATCTCCTATATCAGAAGATATAGCATGTAAATCAGCAACTGTTACATTAGGAAGTCTTGCAAACCAGGTTTGTGATGGACCAATAAAAATACCATCAGCTAAACTATTTACTGCTGTTCCAGCATCTATGGAAAGCATTATACCGTCTGTTGTTGATTGATTTTGAACAAATAAAAATTTAATTTTATCTCCAGACGCTATGGCTGTTGGTGCAGTGTCTTGATCCACTGCTGTGTAATCTAGGTAAGCTCCTGCAATTAAATCAGCAGATGTTGTCGTAATCGCTGTTAATTTGTAATACCATTTATCGTTTGCATCATCAGGAGAAACTATCATACTACCTGAAAATGTTTTTGCTATCTCATCTGGCAACATAGTAGCCTGAATTGATATTGTTGCTGCGTTTGCCATATTTTTCTCCTTTTAATTACCCTAAAGCAATGCTTAAAGCCGTAGCCGTTCCTGCTACTGCTGTGTTGTTAGTTAATTGTAAAGAATCCCCAACGCTTGTTACAGCACCTCCAGACCCTGCTCCATCACAAAAAACTAAGTCTGTACTACCATTTGCTATGGTGACTGTAGTTCCTGTTCCTTGTTTTATCTGAGCTGACCTTGAGCCTGATAAACTATTTTTTATTATAAAAAATCTTGAAGATGAGTTTGGAGCAATCGTAACAACATTTGTGCCACCTAAATCAGAGCCACTATCTTTTAAAAGAATAACAGTAAACATTCCTGTTTGAACATTACTTGATCCAGAAGTAGGCGAAGCTAATCTAATAGTTAAAGTTGTTGTTAAATCACTAGCCGTTAATTCTCCATAAGATACAACTCTATCAAGAATATTTAAATTTAAATTAGTAATATCACCCCAAGCACCTGACTTTTCGCCAGAAGCCATGACTTCTACGCCTAAATTTGTCGAAAATGAACTAGCCATTTATTCTCCTATGCTGCGATCTCAGACCAATCAGGCTCTTGATCTGGTGATGTTGCACTCCATGTATTTTTGTCTATAGAAACTTCAGTCCAATTTGGTATTTGATTAGGACCAATTATTCCATATACCAACACTTTACCTAAATTTGCTGTCGCTGACAAGCCTGTTACTAAATACTTTGATTCTAATGTTACTGTGCCTATAGAAGTTGTTGATATTTCTACACCAGTAACATCAACATCAGCGTTAGCGGTAACAGTTTCATTACCTAACGCACTAGTTCCAGCGACTCCCGTAAACGCATACTTTGACTCTAAAGTAACTGAACCTGTGCCTCCAGTAGCCACTACTGTAGTAGGTGATACTAAAGCAGACCCCACAACAGTTTCATTACCTAAAGCACTGGTAGCGACTAAACCTGTTACAGCAACATTAGCTCCAGCAGTAACAGACTCATTTCCTAAAGCAGAAGTTCCAGAAACTCCTGTAACAACTACTGGAATAGGAGAATCCCAAGCTAACTCATTCCAAGTTCCTCGACCCCAACCAGTTATATTAGCCATAATTTACCTCACAATTGTTCGGTTAAGCAATTCTTATAATAGCGTTACTTGCATCAGCAGTTGGAAACTGGACTGTAAATGTTCCAGATGTTGATGTTTTATTACTTGAAAAATCTAATACAGCTACTGCTTTATTGCCATTAGTGTCGTTATAAATCAAAGCTCCCATTGCCGTGATGGTTGCTGTTGTAAAACTTAAATCTGCAAAATCAGTAATACCTGTTGTTCCAGTTAAACTTGCTCCAACTTTTGTTAAAGTTCCACCACCTGTCGCATATGAACCACTTGAAGCTATTTCTCCAGTTGTAACAAGAACAGTTGTTGTTGCACCTAATGTGGCAGTTGAGCTTGATTTTCCTCCACTTCCTTCTGCAAAAAGGGCTAACTTAAAAGCATTGCCTCCAGTTGCAAAATTGTGAGTTCCTTCTAAAAGTTCTTTTTTAAAAGAACTACACATTGCTTGTGCTATTGCCATTTATAATCTCCTTATTATGTTTGCTAAGTCTTCGTGACCAGCGTCTTTTATGGTTTGAACTATTGTAGCTCGTTCTTCTCTTCTTGCCAAGTCAACATAATATCTCAATAAATCTTTTACTTTATCAGAAAATACATGAGCTTGTTCTTTAATTGCAGGTGGTGCTGAATCAGCAACATATACAATCTTGTTTGCAGCCATTTCTGCTATTTGATCGTTTGATAAACCTCCATTATCAGATGTCACAACATTTACAGCACCTACTTCTGTTAAACCTAAATTAAACATGATCGTGTCTCCCAAATATAATTGGATTACTTTCTAAAGGTTCTGGAGGAGGTATATCTGACTGTTTTGTTATCAACAAACTACCTTGATCTACGGTTTGTACTAATGGATCTTCTAATCTGTGATAACCATACAGCTTTTCATTATCAGGAACATTAGTATCTAATAAACCTGAATTTTGAGCTATCTCTAATTTTATACCTTTAGATATAGCAATAGCACACCAAAACTCACAACAAGCCCTTCCAGACTCGGCTATGTTAACATTTTTATATGTGTAATCTATTCCATACAAAAATATTTTTTTAACTTTTTTCCATATTGCATAAGCCATAGCATAAGCAACTGTGTTATTAAAATAACAAATTCCTAAATCAGTAGCAATTTCTTTCAATGGATAAAGTTCTAAATTTTTTACTCTTTTATCTAATTCGCATGTAATTATTGGTTTTTTATTTTTTTTTAAAAATTCTCTAGCTATCTCTGTTTGCGATCCAGCATTTTCTGTATCTAAGAATCTTGAAACAGGATCGAGCATAAATGTTTTATCAACATGGATAATACCACCAATACAATTTATACCCCAAATTTCATCAAATTTTTTAGATGCAACACGAGCAGAAATAAAATCTGAATAGCTTGATCCAAGACCTACTATAGCTACATTCATGTTCTCTTTCTTTCTGGCAGACCTCTACGATAAGCATCAGAATTTTCACGAGCTTCTGCATAGTCTTTAAGCCTTGATATAGCTTCTAAAAATCTATCATTATACATTTTCATAACATCAGGCTCACCCTTCATAAAAGTATAAGCCTCTATTAAAGTTCCATATAACATTGCATTAGGAGCATTTTCACTTAACCATGTTTTTGTAGTATCAACAGAAGTTGAAACAACAACTCCAGTAGCGGAACTAGAACTTCCCGTTACTGTTTCTCCAACAGTAAAGTCAATAGCTGGAATTATGACTGTGAATTGAGTTGAGCTGTTAACTGCGTTTATATCTGATGTAGCTCCACTAGTTCCTCCTGTTAGTATGTCACTAGTTGTGAAAGTTCCAGAAACGCTACTTAATGTAAGAGCAGTTGTACTACTTGTTAAACTAACTGGTCTGTAATAATAATGAAGTTCTGCTGAATAATTATCATCTGGAGTTGGAGCTAAAACAAAATTCTCAAAATCAAATAAAGCATAATATTTTGGCGTTCCTGTTGTGCTAGGATTTGGATTATATTGTTGTAAATAATTAACATCTTTTTGCAACAAAAATTCTTTTGAGCTAGAATTTGTAATTGATAAACTAAAAGAAGCTAAATAATCTTCTGGAACAGCTAAAAATTGATTACCTGATGTTGTTGTTCCTGTAACATTTTTACGAAAAATTTCTAAATCTACAGTTTTTAAAATTCTTTCTTCTGTTGATCTAATATATTCAGGAAAATGTTTAACAAAAGTTGTTTCTGAATTTTCAATATAATCTTTTACTGCTGTTTTCAATGTTGTGTATGTAAAACTCATTATGTAATACTCACTGTTACGCTACCCACACTTGCAGTAGCTTCAAAAGTTTCCATTTTACTGCCTATTAAACCTAATCCAGTATTAGTATAAACTACAAAAGCAGATAAATCATCATCATTATCTGGTCTAGCGTTTCTTATAGCTTCTGGATCAGTTGAAACTTTTGGAGGGGTTAATTGAGGATGTTTTTCTTCATACTCATCTTTTCCTACCAATAATCCTGTCCATTCCTTACGCATATCTCTTAATCTGTATCTAAATCCAGATCTATCTGATAGTCCAAAAGCGTGTTTACCAGACGCAAAAGCTCCCATTATCCTACCTTATAAAAACTTAATTGAGGTGTTACAGTGAATGATGATCTATCTCTGTCTTCTCCCATAGCTCT